CTTTGCTTCACGAAATTATGCACGCGCTGTTTGACGCGCTGGCTCTGGCTGGAGAGCAGACTGAAGAGCGCTTGGTGCGGCTGCTGTCAACAGGACTTTGCACCGTGCTGCAAGACAACCCAAACTTCACAAAGTGGTGGATGAAGAAACTCTAACTGAGCGAAACAAAAAGTTGTTTGAGCAAATGGCATTCCAAGCGTCTCGCGCCATCGACTATCGCGACACAGTGATCGAGACGGACGAGCTACTGACGGACGTGCTTAACATGGGCGGTGAGTACTATTCAGCGCAATCGTTAGAGATCATTCGCCAGCGCTTGCGGGGCCGACTCGCTGCTGCTGGGTTGATGATTGAGTAGCGTCTTGATCAGCACGTAAGCCAGTTGCGGCACGATCGCGTTGCCGAGTGCAGTTAAGCGCTCCATTCGATTGGGAACCCCATAAGCCACTCGACCCAATTCGGGTTCAACGCTCCACACTTATCCGACGCTACCATCCCCAAGTTTAACTGCTTCCCCTTCTTGATGCGTCGCTGAATGGATGGCATCCCCAAGTGGCCCCGATCCCGATTGTCGTTCGCCGATGGAGTCGGCCAATACCCAGCACCTATCTCGACGGTGCTGCGCCCCGATGGCACAAGCCGGAATAATAGCCGACCCCGTGGCGTACCCGCTGGCTTCCAGATCAGATAGAACATCGTCGAGTCCCATGTTTCGGACACCAGCAACATTCTCAAACAAGACGAAACGCGGTCTTGCTTCCGTAATAACGCGATACATCTCCGGCCAGAGCCAGCGGTCGTCTGCTTCCCCACGACGCTCTCCGGCGACGGACACGGGCTGGCACGGTGGCCCACCCGTGAGAATAGTGACATCTGTGTATCGTGTTCCGTCAAACTCACGTATGTCGCTGACGATTGGCACGTCTGGCCAATGCTTTGCTAGTATCTTCTGGCAGTACGGGTCTTGTTCGCAAAAGCAAATAGTCTCTAGCTCGCACCAACGACATGCTAATGCGAACCCCCCGATCCCGCTGAACAGATCGATGTGCGTCATTCATCGAAGAACCCCAGCGCTGATAGCTCTTCCGAGTACAAGTAGAACCACAAATCCATCACCTCTTCCTGGGCTGATCGGATTCGTTGCAGTGTCGCCATTCGCGACAGCCCCTTCGTCCCACATGGGTTGTGTTCACGGATACCCGCGTTGAACTTCTTGGATGCACGGGCTGCAAATTCTGCCAGCCCCTTGTCTCTTATTTGTTCGTCAGTCATAGTTTATTCTTCTGATTAAATCTTCCAATTGCTTCTTTCGCTCGGCGCTCTAGCTCGTCACACATTCCCTGGTCCACTGATTGCACGCCGATACTCGCTGCTCGCAGTTCAGACCCACTTGATTTCGGATCGAGCAGCAACTTGCGCCCACGTTTTAGCCAAAAGTTCAGCCGAAATTCTGACTCTGATCTGTGCGGTTCAGACATGTTTCGGGTGCTGTACTGTACTAATTTAATTGCCACACATTCCAGTACATTCGTCCAGCATAGTTAACTGCCCACGATCCACGTCTGACGATAAGTCTACGTCTTTCAACGGAATTCTTGCAGCGTGCAAATACATCTTGCTGTCCATGTTCTTCCATCCGTCACGCACTAACTCATCAACACGCACCGCTTCTTTCCACCCCTCTGGATCAGTCTTCTTAATCCGTCTCCACTCATGATCGGAATGGTACGGACAATACACGCAAGCGGATCGCGGTGGCTCTGGGTATCCGTTTCGCTTCATCCACTCAAAGCAATCGCCACGTCGCATTCGCTTTTCCACCAGCGGGAATCGGTTTGTAATATACGGAACCGTAGACTCTCGCATACGTTGTATCTCGTCCAGCGAAATGCCAATCCATTGAATGCAATGCTCATCTTTATGGCGCTGTCTAGGCTTTAACCCCAGCAACTTTCTGGTGAGCTTACGAATGGGGTTTATTTTGTACTCCACAGTACACACTCTTGGTATCTGGCCGTGCGATCCGTCTGGGTTTTTTGTAAACAACGGGGGCTGTGCCATACGCACGTCGTTGTTAATTGCGTCTTCCATGTTTGCGGTTAGTCCGCTCTTGTGTTGTACGACATGCACGGGAAACGGCAATTCGTCAGTGAGCCAAGACAAGTAATCGTAGACTTTTTCCGGCTCTGCCCCAGTGTCTGAAAACACGGCGCATTTCGGCATTGGCTCAACTTCACCCCGCGCTGCCATGAGCGCTAAACAACTCGACTGAACACCAGCACCTAAACTTAATACTTCAAACGCAGTTTTCTTTACCATTTAAAATTGAACTTCTACTCTGACATGTTTCGTGGGACACACTGTACTGCTCTAATAGCTCCCACGCTTCCAGATATTTTTGCCATTTACCGTTTGTCACGACTGGTATTTTTACAGACTTGCGATCCATGTCTCCGGCTGGAATAACCCAGCAACGGTCTATGTCTGTAGCTACCAGCACAAATATATCCACCGACCCCACTGGGTACATCTGCTTGTTCCCGCCGTAAGAACATGAAAACGCGTAGCGCTTCTGGCGTTGATGCAGATTTGGTCTGGACGCAGCCTTCACTTGCACCCGCACGCATCGACCGTTCAGTATGGCCATTATGTCGAACGGCTCCGGCGTTGATGGGGTCAACACCGTGCAGCCCATGCGTAGCAGACGCGCCGTGGCTATTGCCTCGCCCAGCGCACCGCTTTGCAGCACCGTCAGCATTGCTCATTTAGCAGCCCTAGCAGCCATAAATTTCTTAACCGACAGTCCAGACGCTTTGAACTCTCGGACTATCGGTTCTTCGTGTGGCTCGGCTGGCCACGTACCTTTCAGCACATGCTCCAATATTTTTTTGGAGAACTGTCTGCCTATCGTTCCCAAATCCTGGTCTACTGGTGGGAGTTCGCCAACTGCGGGGCCGGAATATTCGTTCATGTTTTTTCTAAAAATTTCTTAACAAACTCAGAAAACTGAATGAGTTCTTTTTTGATTCTGGGATTAACCGAAACTTGGTGTTCGTATCTGTTGCACGCAGAGTGAACCGTCGTGCGATCGCACTTCCAAAATTCGGCGATGTCTGGTTTTGTGTAACCAGCGTCGAACGCGATAAACATGCAGCAACGTCTTGGAATCACATATTTTTGCCGCCGGTCGCCGCTCATTAGTTTGTCTAGTGACACTCCATAATATTCAGACGCCAACTTGGAGAGTGATTGCAGCTTCTTGTTATCCATCGCATTCACACACGTCACGGTGCGCCGTATCTTCGATTAGTTCGCCGCAGTCATCACACACGCACTCGCACGGGTGGGTGTCGCAGTCTCTGCAACACACGCAGTCGTCCGCTGTGTTTAGTTCCCCGCATTCGTGGCATTTGGGAGATGGTTGCATCCAAATCATCGTAGTGCGTAGTCTGTGGTTACAATCTGCAAAACTTTGTTGTGATCACGTATGAGTCGGCTCGCAATTCGGTTGTCGAGTTCAGCGAACCGTTCCATTGTGAGATTCGATGTAATGAACGTCCACTTGCCCATTCGTTTATCGAGCAATTCCAGAAGCTTTTGTGTGCCATACTCGGAACCGTGTTCTGCGCCGATGTCGTCGATAACCAGAAGATGTTCTTTCGACAATTCGGCGGCGTAACTGTGGTGTCCGTCGCGCATGTAGTTAAGCGCATCAATCCAGCGCACGAACTTACCGGACTTGTTAACCACGTGGCGGTGCGTTTTGAAAACAGCTTTCGCCAGATGGGTTTTACCGATGCCACAAGTGCCGACAAGCGTGAGCCAGTAACGTGCGCGGTGGTCATGGTGAACCATGCCGTTGATGAACGCGCCAGTAGACTGCAATGCGTCTTCAAGCGCCGAGTCGCCAGCCGTGTCGAAGCCAAGAAACTCACGATACCATTCAAGAGCTTCCGGCGTTAATCGCTGCGGCCCCGTAGTCGCTCGCTCTGGCGAACGTCCCATTATTTCGGCTGCTATTTTTCCCGCGTTTTTCATTAAATGCTTTCCACGTTAAAAACTTTTGCTTCCAGTTTCTTACCGCAACGCCACGCGAATCTCGCCATTTTCCAACGGTGAAGTATTCATGGAACTGAGAAGCTTGGGATTCAGCTTTAATAGTTCTGGCGTACGCCGTGACTTCAGCAATCGTTGGGGGTACGAACGCCCGTGTCGTTCGTGTTTTTTGTTTGGGTTTTTCATTTGTGACTGTAGTTACATTGATGTTCAAAAAAGTCATGTCGCTGGTGTATTGCCGCTTGGTTCGTGTGAGCAGTCCGGCGCTCTCCAGTGACTTCATCTTCAGCGCGATCGTCGGGCGCTTCAGTCCGGTGCGCGTGGCTAGAGTCTCTTGTTTGGGCCAGCACTTGTTCTCGTCGTCGGCATAGTCGGCAAGTGTAAGCAGCACCAGCTTCTCGCTGGGGGTAAGCGACTGGCGAAACGCCCAAGTTATGGCTTCAAGACTCACCGTTCATCTTGACTGTCACTCGGTTAAATATGCCGCGTATGTCTGGGTTTCTGGCAATATCTTCACGAAGACGGTTGATACCATATAACACAGACGTGTAACCCCAGCCTGTGCGTTTCCCTGTCTGGTTGGCGCTTAAACCAATTTCAGCCATAAGACTCCACACAACCCACCGCGCCCAGCAGCGGTATGGGACTCGCGTGCGCTCCCAAATGTCAGACTCGTCGTCGAAGCCAAACTCGATAACCACCGCGTCAATCACACGATCCACTTTCTCTGCCCAGACGGGCGGCAATTTCTCCCTGCAACCAGTCGATGGTTTTTTCATAGCCGAGTATCTCCATGTAAACCGCGATGCCGCTTTGCATAAATTGCGCGTCGGTTTTCATGCCGACTAACTGCGCTCTGGCTGCGCTTATCATCATTGTTCGTTCGCTCCATTTAGTTCGTTTGGATTTCCAGTCGTCCCAGTATTTCAGTTCGTTAATTTGATAGTCGTCACGTATGTACCCGCATTTTTTCCATCGTGTGTATTCCGTAACCCCTTGCCTAACCACCTCCGTAGCCAGCGCGTAATAGCCAGCTAAAACAGACTGCTGGAACTGGCTGATCGCCGTCTCACGACCAGCCAGCCCAGCATCGTCGGGCGTCAAAAATCCTTCTTGAATGACGCCCCGTCCTTTTTAGTCACCGCCAGCTTCAGGTATTTCTTTCCGCTAGACTGTGCCTCGTTTTTCCACGCCGAGATGAAATAGTCCACCCCACCCACGTTCAACGACCCCGTCATGTCGGGTTGCGTGTCTTTTTCTTTTCTGTCGTTGTCGAACATCGCTCCCTTGTCGGGCTTATCACTTTGTTTGTATGACTCACTCATGTTGTTTTAGTTTTTTTACTTAACTGTACTGGTTTTTCTCCAGTAAGATGATTTACTGCCACCGGACAGTTCGTCGCCGATGATTTGTGGCAACGCTTGTTCAGCTTCTTCCGTCGAGCAGCCCGTGCATTCAGCGAATACCGCCACCAGATCGGTGTACTTGATCTTGGCAACTTTCAAAATGTTGTACGGGCCAATGTTGTTACCAGCCAGTTTCTGAAACACTTTCTTGCAATCGCCAACTGTTATTGGGTTGGTGCGCGTCACCCGTTTAAATCCTGGTAGTTCATTGAACTCGTCGCACTTTTCTTTCAGCGACTTAATCCACGCTTCGATGGACGGCACGTACTCGCGCAGCCGTGCAGCCGTGAGTGGACTGGTGATCTCCGCTGGGTTACGCGCTTTCTCCAGCATGTCCTGCCGGTCGATGATCGTTAGCGCGGTCTTCTCATGCGCCGTGCAGTAAGGCCGATGACAACACCACCCGCACCGCATGTTTGGAATGGGCGACGCTGTCGGGTTAGTGATCCGATTGCGGACACGGCGTGCTATATCTTCCGCTTCGCTGCGAGTTACCACCCACCGATCCACTTTCGACTCGGCGCTGTACACCAGATGGCACTCGATCTCCATGCACTCGGTTTTTTGCATCCAACCAAGCGCATAACCTGACAGTTGAATGCGGTCGTCGTACCGCGCCCCCGTTTTTAGATCGAAAATCTTCCGGCGACTCGGACAAATCATGTCCACGTAGCCACGCGTGAAGAACTCGCCATCGACGTTTATGTCCACCAATGTCTCGCACTCCACCGGAGCGTCACCGCACTGCTCCAGCGTGTAGTTAGTCGCCCAGTCTATTTCTTCGTAATCTTTTTGGTTGAGCATTTTGCTAGGTGTTTCTTCTGCCACTCGTCGTGCATTAATGTGCCGCGATGGGCGGCTGGCCCGACTTCACCGCTCTTGAATTTTGGGCAATGATTGAGCCACTTACCCCAGTTACTGGGGCTGAATGGATGATGTTCGCGATCTTCGCTCATTTGTGTTGTTAGACGTAACTTAACCCGCGACAAACCCGACTGACTGCAAGTGCGTTTTTTGTGTAGCTTCGATCTAAAACCCACCCGTACTGAAGCCGTTGAATCGCCAGCGTCCGGCGCGGGTTACCCAAAACCTTGTATGTTTCCAAATATTTAGTTTCAGCGCCCCTAACACCGCAAAGCGTTTGCCAAACAATCGCTTTCTTATTCTTTCTTGGCGTCTTCATGTCTGTCGTAGTGTTTGGTTAATACAGATATCTCTTCACGCCGCCAGCGCCTTGGCTAGAAAATCAGATGGGCGATCCAGCACTTCTTTCGCCGCTTTCTCATCCAAGTCGCGGAACGTCTGGCCGGTTTTTATCCAGCCGATTTCTGCCAGCAGCTTGTTCGCTGCGTCTTCGTGTTTCTCCAGAGCCTTCTCCAACTCAGCTACATGGTTGAACTCTTTTTTGCGGTTGGGCTTGGCTGGCGCTGCCGCTTCTCTGGGCTGATTGTTGCGCCAAACGTGAGCGCCGACTCCAAGATACGAGCAGCACTTAGTGAGCGCGTCAGTCGCAGCGCCTTTGTAAGCGTCGCCACGGTCACGGTTGTCGTTGCCCCCGAATTGCACGATGCGTGCATTGATCGACGGGATGGTTAACACCCCCCGCACAATGACCATCTTGTCGGAGTCACTTATGACTTCCGGCTCAAACTGCCAGCCGCCGATCCCAAACGCTTCGTTCATGCGGTCAGTCACGTAGATGGGGCTGATCGCCGTCATCCCCTGCTTGTGGGGCATCTCTTTCAACGCGGCTGCTGGTAGATCGCGGTTTAGTATTTCTTCCACGGTTGGTTTCGCCGTGGCTTTCTTTTTAGCTGCCATGTTGTTCTGATTTAAGAGCGATGGTGATTAGTTTTGGCACGTACGCGTTCATGCGTAGTCCGCGTTTTTTGGCCAGCTTCTTCAGTTTTCGATGCTGGGTTTCTGGGATAATTATCGGGCAGTATTTTTTCACCCGTCTGTCGGTTTTAGTTTTCATGTTTCGGTTTTGGTAGCACATGTAGTGCAAAAAAAATCGCTCTCTCTCACCACGTTACACCAGTCGTCCACCCCCATAGCAACAATCCACGGCCCGTTGTTCCAGCGGAACGCCAGCACGCCGATCTTGTCGGTGGCTTCGCTCTGTAGTTGGCTCCACCAGTCACGGAACTGTAATCGCTCGCAGCGTTTGACTTCAAAGTGGAACGGTAGATTGGACGTGATGTCGGCTGACTGCGCCGTACCCATGTACTGCTGCGAACGCCGCGCTCCGGCTGTCGGGCCGAATCGGTCGTTGAGCAATCTGGCAAACTCCAGTTCACCGTTACTCCCTTTCTTTCGTGAGTTGCATGGCATAGTCGTCGTCTTCTCCGTATCCAATTAGTGTTCTGAAATCGCGCAGCATGACTTGCATGTGTTTTGCAGTATCCAGTTCGCGTGATTGTGTGAACTGCCCTGACAATTTCATATTAGTTGGTTTATGCGTAATCACCCAGTTAATGCACTCCATTTCGTCTCCGTGACGAAGAGTTTCGGTTTTTGTAGTTTGATTGTCAACAACTTGTTGCATGTTTATTTCTTTTTTTTATCACGGCAGTCAGATTATCTATTAAACGCAGGGACATACGCAGTCCCACATGTTGGGTGTTTATTTAAAATTTATTGTTGACTTGTAAACAACAACTACCGCTAATCATCACCTTTATGGCACGTCCACGCACTAGAGAGCGAAATTTAGACACTAATTACAGTATGCGAGTGTCGTCAGATGACCGTGACCGATTCATTGCGTGTGCTGAACTACTCGGCATGTCGTTGAACGCATTCGCGAACAGATCGTTGGACGAAATATGCCAACTCATCGAGTCGGACGCAAAAAAAATCCCACACTCCCGTGACATAGAGATTGTGAAAGTGGGTCAGTTTCTGAAATCAACAAAACTGTCGGGCTGGAAGAAGAAAAAGTAATGGCAACACTACGGAAACGCGGAGACTCCCCATACTGGTGGCTTTATTGGAGCGTCAACGGCGAGCAGTTCTACAAGTCAAGCGGCATTCGACACGGTAATAGCCGTAACAAGAAACCCGCACGTAACACCGACGCCCACCGTTTCCTGGTTGCTTTCGAGAACAAGCTCGCATTTTCGGCTCTCGGTATTAGTACATTACATGACATGACATGCACCGAGTTGCTCGACAAGTTCATGGCTGACTACCAGTCGCAAGTGGAGAGCGGTGCGATCAAAGAGCAAGTGTTCGACGACAAGTACGGGCGCGTAAAGACATGGCGCAAGCAGTTGAAACTATCCGGCATCACTACCGTCAAGTCGCTGACCCCAGCCCGTGCGCTGGACTACCGGAACAACCGGAAGAAACCAAACGGCGAGTCGCTGTCGCCCACCACATGGAACCGCGAAGTGACTGATCTGATTACCATTTGGAAGTTCGCGAAAGACAAGCTGGGCATCGAAGCAAAGAATGAGTGGCAACACATGAAGATCGCCAACGCGAAGCCCAAGAAGCAGAAGCGTGCGCTCACCGACGACGAGATCAACACGCTGTTTGAACGCGGCCACGAACTGGGGCAGGAGTGGCAGTATCTAACGTACATGATGTACTTCACCGGCTGTCGCATTAGCTCGGCGGTTCAGCTACGCGTGGACAGCGTGCATTTTGATGAGCGCAAGATTTGGTTATCGAACAAGAACAGCGCAGACCACAACGCGTACATCCCCGCGCAGTTGATGGAGTTTCTGCAAAGCTACCAACCCGCTGGCGAGACGTGGGTCACCAACCCCAGCCCACGCTACTGGACACCCAAATGGTTTCGGGAGATCAAGAAGATTGGTCTGACGTTTTCAACACACTACATGCGGAACACGTACGTCACCAAGCTCACCAAGAAACTGGATCAGCGGGTGACCATGAACATCGTCGGTCACAGCGACGCTAAAGTGCATGAGTTGTATAACCGCAACACCGCATGGGAACACGCATCCGAGATCGAGCGTTCGTTATGCGTTCGTGTTTTGCAAAACGAGAGCGACAACGTAACTGTTTTGAAATCAGCGAGTTGATTGAGATAGCACATTGTAGTACACGTTTGGATCGCGATGCTACTCGGAACTAATTCCAAATTCCCTAATGAATAACTACATTGTAGCTATTGGGTGGTTGTCCCGCTAGGAAAACGAACACTGTTGACGGCCAGCGGTTTACACCACGCACGTTCGTTTAGCGTTCTACAACTGCTTCAAGTCCACACCGGACTGTTGTAACTCCATCAACATCCGGCGAGCAGCTTTTCGCATGGTCTTGGGGCGATGATCAAACATCAGCACCTTAACCGCCGTGCCAATGTCAGTCATCTCATTGGCCAGAATCTTCGCCCGATCTTCGTCGCCGCGTGACACGTAGTGATCTGTCCGCATCAAATGGTCAAATCGGTAGATCGTCAGCTTGCCGGTGGCGTGCTGGTATCGGGCGATCTGTTCCGCGTCCAGCTTCTGCCGCTCACCGTTTACCGTCAGCGAGCGCTTGGCTTTGCGTGGGAACTGCTGCTTCTGCCCGCTGTCACGATACAACCGCATCAACTCGTCACCGATTGGGTTGGACTTGATCGTGTTCGTGAATGCCGGATTGAGAAACACGTTGAAAAAAGTGTTGCCGCTGGGAATCTTCAACCGTGGCTGTCCGGTCGTCGTCCGGCGCTCTGTCATCTTGCCGCCAAGAAGTGGCGTGCGTGCTGCTACTCGGTCAATTAGCTTGTCAAAGCCATCGCTTGCCGTGGAGTTGCGGCTGACATTGTCGAGATACTGATTCACTTGGTTGACGGCTGTCGGGACAAACGTCGCTGGTAACTCGGCGTAACTGTCTAGCAGCGCCTTGACTGTGCCGTACGGGTTGTTGGCTTCCAGTTCCTGTTTAGCGTACGTGAACTTCTGGAACAACTGGAATATCCCGCTGACCAGCGGCTGCTCTTCCAGCGTCTTTGCGCCAGCCCCAATCATGCTGGCCATGAAGCTGGCGGCATCGTCTTCGCCTTTGCCTGTGCGCTTCTTCTGGCTCACGATTGCGCCCATTGCCATTGGCATAGCAACTGGCTGCGCCCAATCGTAGCTCACCAGAAAGTCACCGACTTCCGGCTTCTGTGGCGTAAAGAAATTGCCCGACAATAGCACCCGCTTCAAAGCCGATGCGTTGATCGAGTAACGCTGGAACCCCATTTCGCGCTCCAGTTCACGCTGGTCAGTGTCTTCCGCTTCAGCGCCCGTCAACACGCCAAGCTGCTCAAGCATGTAACCGATAGTGAACGCGCTGCCCGTGCCGACAGCAGCCCGACTAAATGCCGCAACGAACTCGCGCTGGTTGAACTGCTTGCCAAACACGGGGGGGATCAACTGGTAAAGCGCACGAATAAAACCAGCCGGTGAAAACTCTAAGCCACGAATCAATAACGATCCTGGTACTCGCGTGAACTTGAAGAACATTTCGCCCAGCCCGAACTCTTTGTTCCCAGCCGTTATCCAGTTCAGTCCCTCACGCGTTTTCTGTAGCCCCTTGCTAACAAAATTGTCGTTCTGGTAGATCGCACGCATCCCAATCATCTGGGCGTACTCAACCATCTCTTTGCTGGGTACGTCCGTCTTGGCGATCTGCATCTGGTTGGCAAGCTCGGCGCGGTACGCAGCCACGTAGAACGCACGGTCAGCCGGTGACAGCAGCAACGTCAGCGAGTCTTCCAGCATTCGCATGGCTTTGCTGTCGAACACACGGGCGTTCATCCGCTTCACGTCTTGCAACTCAAACTTCGACTGGGACGTTAGACGCGCCAGCATGACCATCGTGTCAAAGCCCTTCTGTAGTTGCGCTCGTTTGGACTCGCCTTCAATGCGAGCCAACTCCATGCCAGCGTTAAAATCTCTTACGGGTTGTTTAAGCCCTTTCCACTTATTCCCGAAATACGTGAACGGGCGCATCTTGGTGCGCTTGCCGGTGACCACGCTCATCGTCTTGTCGATTGCCGCGTCGGCGAAGTCGGACACCGTTTCCGGCACAAACAGAATGACGTTGCCCAGAACATTACGTATTGCTGTCTTGAAATTCAGCAACATCATTATTGTGTGGAACGCCCGTATCTTCCCAAGCACGGTCGTCGGAGCCACTGACATGATCTCTTCCAGCAACGCAGCCGACTCTGACAACTCCGTGATGTCGTTCAGCTTGCCGTCTTTCCGCAAACGCTCCAGCCGCTTGGCTTTCTTGTGGACACGCTCAATGATCTTCTTCTCGCCACCGAGATTCTTAATGTGCTTCTTGGTTGCGTCTTTCGTTTCCGGCTTTGCTTTCGCACGCTTGATGATGCGAGCCGCCAACAACGATGAGCCGTCCGGTGACAAGCGGCTTACAATCGACAACACTTGGATGGCTTGCCCCTGCGTCTTGGCAATGTCAGCAACGTGCATCGCGATGTCGATAGCGTCGTTCAATCGTCCGGCTGCTTGGAACTTCTGGAACAACACAATACCCATAGCGGAGATTACCGCGTCTGGCGCTTCAGCTTCCATCACCTCGCGCTTGGCTGCGTCTAAACCGATCTCATCGATTCGCGCATTAGCTTTAGCCAGCGTCTCTTTGTTGGTGATCGGATCGTAGAATGAGCGTGGCTCTTCCAGCTTCTTCTTCGTGCGCTCATCGGCCAGCGTCTTCTCAAGCGACATTGTGAACTTCAAACGCTTGGTCTTGCTGTTCGATGCGGCTGCGGCTTTGTCTGCCGTCTTGCTGGGGGTGGGTTTGTTGGCTTTGGCAATGCCAAGCTCCGACAATACTTGCTGCTTCTGCTTCTCCGGCAACGCTGCCAGCTTCTTCTTGATGAAGTCTTTCAGCTTCTGCCCCTTTAAATCTTTCGCACGCGCTTCCCGAACGATCTCGCCGGATAGTTTCCGCTTCTTCGCGGCTTGTAACAGTTCGCTAATTACAGATGGATCATAGCCCTTGTCGGCCATGTGTTTCTCCATCTTTTTCAGAAGCCGATGTTTGCGCTGATCAACCGCGTTTCTTTTAATGCCAAGCGCATCAGCAACCGTGCTGGCAGTTGCATCTGTGGAGTCGGTGAACAAAGCGGAGACGTTTCTTTCATCTGGCGACAGACTGCCGAAAAAATCCTCCAACAACTTTATCGCTTCGCGTCCGGTGGGGGTTAGTGTCGTTTTATCTTTGCCAGTTGTGACTGCACTCTCTCCAGTCTCTTCGTCAGTCGTGCGGGTTTCATCTAAAAACGTCTGGCCGCGCCGTCCGGATTTACGCCCGATGTCTTTCAGCTTATTTTCAGCAATGGTTTTAGCTCCAAACCCAGTCAAGTCATCGTGAGTTTCCAGCCACTTTCCAGCTTTCTCCCACAAATGCGTCCAAACATCTTGCGCGTCCGCATCATCTTTAATGTTCATTTTCTGAACTCTGCGGCGCAGATATTCAGTTACAACTTCGCTGTTTGCATCTGTCTGTTTTTGGAACTCATCAAGCTCTACGGCACGACTTTGTAATTCTTTCTGCGCGGCAAGCCCCTTGGCTTTCTTTACGACTTTCTTTTGACGCTCGTCTTTCCGTTGTACGGACTGTTCTTTTTTTGCAGTTGTGCCACGCTTCTCAAGCATTTCTCTACCAACCGGCTCTTGCAAATATTTATTTTCAATGTCACTGAACCGCGGGTCTGTAAATGCTTCTGTTGTTACTTCATACTCGTCGTCGTCCAGAATCTTTTTGTCGTGAAGATTTTTGAATGAATCGTTGATGGAGTTTCCATCTAAAAGCTCTTCTACAAATGCTTGCTTCTGATCGTTGCTCAACCAAGTTATTTCAGATTGCATATCGTCAGCTAACTCTTGAGCAGTTGACTCATCAAACTCTTGGTCGTCCATCCAGAAGCTGCCAGCTTCTTCCGTTTCGTCTATTCTTTCGTCGCGAACTGCTTCTCTAAATTCTTGTGACGCAATTTGCGACTTACTTGGAACGACAGCGCCAATTGCCGCTCTAGCAGCGGTACTAGAATCAACTGATATATTTGATTCGGGTGATAACTCTCGCACAACACTAACTTGCTCGGCCCCGCTCTCTGGCCCCACTCCAAGCAAGTGCAGTTTTGATGGCTTTATTTCGCTAACCAAATTACGGAAATCATCCAACGGCATAGCTTCTTTATTGGACGGTACGCCGACACGAAAATTTTCACCAAACTTTTCCACTAACTGCTTGTGCATTTCAGCAGCCGGTTTAGTTCCAGCTTGAATCGGCACAACAACATCGTAACTACTATCGATGTACTTTTGGATGTTGGCTGCAAATTGGTTTTGTAAATTCAGCGTTTCTTCTTGGTCACCAATAATGTCCGGCATGACAATTGTCACGTTTTCCGGCTTTTCAATGTTGGCTAATATCTTGTCAAGATTTGTAAAAAATTGCTCAAAGTCAATTTTAACCCCTTGCTTAAATGCTCTGAACGCCCCCGAATCGATAAACACTTTTTTGCCACGGTTAGCGTGATCTGTTATTTGAGTAACGACATTCTTGCTAGGGATTAGCTGCTGGTTTTTAAGACTTGGGACAGCAACTATCCCAACCGGCTCACCAGCTTGTAACGCTGCCGCCGTCAGTTCGTTTGGCGAAGCTGTTAACCCACTAACGAAAGCCGTGTCTGGTTGTGAACCAACTTCCGGCTCGGCAGTAGCTGTTTCTTTCTTTGTTTCAATGTCAGCCAGCAACGAAGCCAGCCCATCCAATTGCTGTGAAGCTTCCGCTGCCAGCGCTGCGTCTTTCTTTCTGGTCTTGGGTTGGACACGCTTGCGTACCCAGTTGATTGCTCGTTTAAAATAGTTGCGCGTTTCTGGATTGGGTTGCGTGCCGTAGAACTCCCAGATTCCCAGACCCTCCGTGACACTTCCCTCACGGCGTTGTTGCGTTAGCATCCGGACATACTCCAGTCCCAGCCGTGCGCCATCGATGTCAGAGCCGTACACGCCTTGCACTAGCTCAACTTGTTCTGGCGTCATCTCTCCAGCCACCGCTTCCATGCGTTGCACAAAATACGGCACAAAGTTTTGCAGCTTGGTGTCGCCTGTCTCTTTGATGTACTCCGTCTGGAGCCAATCTAAATGCGCTGCGTGGATCGCTTCTTCTTGAACGACTCGCTTCAAATACTCGTCTTGCGACAAGTCAGAGTCTTCTGCATTCGCTCGTAGCTCATCTGGATTAACAACCAGACTGCCGTCAGCAGTAACTGTAGCAGTAACGCGATTATCGTTAGTAAGTATAACGGACTCAAAACGAGCGTACGGTACGCTATCGACCGTGTTCCCGATTTGTACTCCAAATGTTGCGTCAGCTTCTGAATTAAACGATCCATCTTCCGTGTCTGCTACTACTGGCGTAAGCGTCGTCTTGACCCGCGCTTCTTGCGGTTCAACGGCCACAACTTTTTCTGACAATGCTTCAGCCGCTTCATCCAGCGGATCGACTTCTTGAGAATCTTGTTTTGTCTGCTCCAGTACCGCGTCTTCTTCAATCGATTCCGCTTCATCAATTTGCGCTTGTCGATCGCTTACGTCTTCAAACAGTTTCTCCAGTTCTATCTTCTCGGATTTGCCCAGCTTACCAGTCTTCGCCAATGTGGCCGGAACAACATCTGTCAGCACGTCGGCAAACGCGCCCACTCCCATTTCGATGACAACGTCTTCCACGTTACCGCGTTGTTTGCCGGTCACCGCGAGTGATGTGGCTTGCCCCGCTAGTTCTCCCGAACCACCCATTGCCGACTGGAACAACATCTCTTTGCCGATGCCACCAAGTTTCCCAGCAATGCCGAAACTCAAAGCGTCAAGTGCTGCGATTGGAACACCACGCGAATACGCTGCGGCTTTAGCTTCTGAAATTATCTTCTTCCCGTCTTCAGATTTAAAAACCGCTTCCAACTGCTCGGCGTTTGATGTGTCTACTCCGTTTTCCGACAGCACTTCCATCATCGTGCCGGTGTACTCTTGCGCCAAACTGGTGATGCCGTTGCCGTAAGCCATTCCGAACATCGCACCAAACCCAGCGCCAGCAGCCGTTGTAATTGGGTCTGGAGATAACGCGCCCACTGCCGTTCCGGTGGCTACCGATGTGCCAAACAGTTTTGGCATGATCTTCGCGCCGACAACCATTTGTGATGTCAGCGACTCGGCTAGAAACTCCGGAAACGAAGCGAACATACTGCCAATGCGCCCCGTGAAATTGTCTTGTGCTTCTGGGCTGCTGTAATATTGAAGAGCGCCGGAGCCACGCACTTTGCCTAGCTTTTCGTTTAGCTCGGCAATGCGTTTGGCGCTTTCGGGTGTCTGCTCTTTTAGCCCGTACGTGCTTTCGTCAAACACCAAGTCAGCCATCTCGGCTCGTAACGATCCGCGACGAACAGCGTTCGCCATGCCGCCCAGCCAGCCACCGTCAAAATTGTAATCTTCGTCTAGCTCGGTGAAGCGTCGTGAGAAGTCGGGGAACTTCTGCTCATCCAGATAACCAGGATATGCTTGCCCGATGGCAGCAGTTAAGTCGTCATCACTAACGTCTGCGTACTTGGGGTACGCTTGCCGGACTGCATCCGTGACTTTGCTCATTGCAGAAACTTGTCAATGTTGGGATCGGTTAATTGTTGTGCAGCCCCACTTGCCGCTGGCTGTTTTGCGTCCGGTGTTCCGCTTGGTAAGTCAAACATGCCTCTCAAATCACCTGTTGGTGGTTGCTTACTGACCATCCCGCTCATCTTCTTGTAAAATGCTTCTGCTGTTATCATGTCAGCGCCGTCCAGCTTTACGCCGTAATGCTGTTTCCCCATCTGATCTACATACGGAGCCACGCTAACAGTCCCTTGGGACGGGCGGTTGCTCGCGGACATAAACGACTGCTCTAGCCCAAATAAAAATTGTTCGTGCTTTTCGTTTTCTCGCTCTTGCATTGCCAGCAAATTGGGAAGACTTGGCAGCTTGAGTTCTTGGGCAGCAATAACTGCTTTGTTGAGATTTCCCATGCGAGCGGTATGTCTCGTAACGACAGCGTTTATTGTCTCGTCGTGTCTTTCCAATAGTCCGCGTTTGTTGTCATAGTCGTTAACCATTGGGTTTGCTGCTCGCTTCATCGCAGCCATGCGCTCTTTGTGGAATTCGTCGGCTCTAGTATCAGCTTTGTCAGCACGCTGATCAGCTTTTTTACCACGGCGCATCTGTTTCTTGAGCGCTTTGGTTCGCATGTCGCGATACTCTTTCTGCTCTTTACGATCAGCCGCCGCCATGTTGGCTGAACGCACGTCACGCGCCAGCCCCATGCCCATCTGTAGTCCACTTGAAAAACTAGCCATTTTTTTACGCAACGGGTGTAACCCCAAACATATTGCTCACTCCTTTACCAAATCCTATACCACCAGCCATGCCAGCCGCACCGCCAGTCAACGCCGTCAGCCCAAGCCCAGCAGCCATGCCGCCGATCTGGCTCCACGGACTCCCCTGCTGTGCCATCTGTGTTTGCTGCTGATAAATACTGCCAGTCGCTTGTCCGTGCTGAGCGTTATTCATTACGCCGACTCCGCTTTGCATTATGTTCTGCCCCTGAAACGGATTAGCCCCTTGCTGCGCTCCGCTTAATGCGCCGAACTGCGCTGTTGGTGCGACACCGGCTCCGTACGATCCCATGTTGGCTAAATCTTGCTGGTACATCCGGTAACCCACATCGCCAACAGCCATCGCTTCTTGCAGACTGGGAGCGTTACCAAACAAATTGCCGCGAGCAGATTGGCTACCACGCGCCCCTGCCATAGCCCCTTTCGCGGCTGCCATGAAATGCTTCTCACCGCCTTCCATGATTTTCCGTCCCATTTCTTGGCGCATCGCAAATCCTTCCGGATCGGCTGCTTCTAATTCTTTGCGCCGCTGCTCGACAAACCGGACACCATACTCTTCCGACTGCTCCAGCATCGACTCACTGATTTTGCCAGCAGACTCGATGTAATAGTCCAGATTAGCACGGGACAAGTCGATGTCGCCAATGCCAGTAAAATCAACTGACGTAACTTGTGATCGACCGTCTGCGTCTTTGTACTCAACTATCCCCTTCTCACCGAGACGGGACAGTCGCTCCATCTTTTTCCGCGCTTCTAGTGTTTCAATGTCAGCCGCTGCTGACTCGCGTGCAGCGGCTCCGTAATCTGGTTCATCTGGACAAAAACAACCCATAATTAAAAAGTTTTTAGCATTAAGTTGGATGACCCCATGTTAATATAACCGAAACGATCCATCACCGGCAAAAACGGCGACTGATTGCTCACTGGTGCAAGCATCGCTTGACCACCACTTATTCTAACCATGTTCTCCAACACGTTAATTATCTGCAAACTATCCCGTGCCTTGCATTTTTTACTGTGGAACCATGTGTTCACGGGTGTCATTGTTCCAACATTAGCATAGCCAATAATATCTCCCGACTTCTCAAAAACGTGAGTCGGAGCAATTGCCAAATGCCTATCTTCAAGTGCTTCATTATTTAATTTAATGAACTCGTCTCTGTCTCTTACCGGCCTTACGACCGGCATGTTTTTCAGTGCTTCCATAAATAAAAATCTTACCCATGATCTTACTATCTCTTTTCGGCGTCCAGCCCCATAACAATCGCGCTGGCTTTGACACCACGCAGTTGCAGCTTGTTCTCCGCAGCCGACACTCGGTACTGCACCTCGTTAAACGTCCCTTTCGACACTGTGCTAAACGCTCTGCGAATCACCGCGTCATCACCAAATACAAACGGCAAAGAGTCTGGCAAAGTAACGCCAGTGCCTTCCGACGTGTCGATGCTGTACGGATTTAGCCGCTGCTCGCTGCTAGTGTCGTCACGCGTCTGGAATACATCCACGTTGGCGCGACTCTTGTTAAATTCAAACTCAGCGTTACGCCCGATCTTGTCGTTCATCTGGTCGCGAAACACAAATGCACGCGTCTTGATGTGGGACGGGTAAAAGCTGCCATCGTCTTTGTAAGTGCTGTCAGTCTCGTCGTCTTGCGACACATATTCCAGCCACTTCAACACCTTGCCGTCTGTTTGACCAAAGTGCAGACGTAGATCACCGGCAAACGCAGACTCGGCGTACACCGTTGGCGTCCAGTTCGTCCAGTAGCCAGTCCATGAACGGGTTACTGTATTAAAAACGAATGTGTAGTTTGGAGTATCTGAACCAATGGGAACCGACAACAGATAACGATTACCCCAGAACGTGCCGCACGCTGTGTGGGCTTTCGACCAGTTGATTTTCTCGATCCAATCGCGTATCGGCGTGCTGATCGGCTCCGGCTCAACAATGGTCTGCGCCCCGTTCATTATCTGGCCGATACTCATCACGCCAAATCGCGACAAGAAAAAACAATCTCCGCCGACTTGAGCCACTGTCCGGCGTGACACGCAGCCGAATCTATCGCTGATCTTTTTGATCTGCCAGTTAGCTGCAAGCAACAGCGACGGGTCTGTGTTAACGATGTATATGCTGCGCTCCTTAAAAACCAGGAGATTAAAATCGTGCCACGAATGCAGCGCACGTATTGGATCGCCACTGTGTCCACCGATCCGTATCTGGTTGGTGGTCGTGTTCCACGTTTCGCCGTCTAGTATGTCAGACGCCCATAACCCATCGTTTGGTTGTCCGGTTACCCCAAACCCAAACAAGCGGTTAGTGTGCGATGTTACGCTTGTGAACGCCAGACCGTGTTCACTTGGAACCGTGCTGTTCGCGTCGTTCGTGATCATTCGCATCACACTGCTTCCGTCAGTCACGAACATCTTGTCCACCAGTTGAACAAAATCCACTTGGTTAGTGGCGTGAACAGTGTTCTTTAAGCCCGTCAACTGCGTCCAACCAACGCCACCCACGTCGCAGCGGTACAAGTTGCCGCCAGTCGCGCTGACCAACCGCTCTACTATCTGCGTTGGGTTATCGAAGTACGACAGCCCTTGTATGTTCGTTGAGTGCGCTGTCGCTGGAAACTTTAACGTGCCTTTACGTGTGGCAACTGTGCCGAACGTGTCTACGTCTACGTTTTTGCCGTCGCTGAATTGGTTGGTGTTTAAGAGATTTGGACGCACGCCACTCACCTGACCACCAATAAACGAAATTGAATTGTCGAATACTAGCGGCTCATCAAGCAAGTTGGATGCGTAGCGTGGCATCAGTTAAAATCATTGTAGCCCCAAGTTGATTCCACATCCGGAACTAACTGTTGAATCCGCGCACTCTGGTGCTTTTCTATATCTCGCATCATTTGCAAGTGGGCTGCGGCTTCTTGCAGCTTCGCTTGGGCTTTTGCGTACTGCTGTAAATATTCAAGCGCATCAGCTTCTACAAACGCCACAAGTGTGTTGTCGATGCCGCTTAACATGGGACTGTCGTTGTCTCCCAGTTCTGTTACGTACAGCTTACCAAGCACCAGCAACGTCTTGGCGCTGTCCGGTATGCGTAACAGTTTGATCTGCGAGTATGTACCGCTTGGCCCAGTGGTTTTTGGCAGCACAATAAAGTCTGTCGGCGTTCCCGTCTCCGCAAGCAGCGCTGGGTTCATCTGGAACACCCGCTGATAATCCACCGGCGTAATCTCACGCTCATCCCAATACGCTGATACCGGAAAATCCATCGTTGTAGATAACGACACTGTGTCTGTTCCGGACGCAACTGTCTGGCTGACCGTCCCAAGCGACTCACGCCATAGCTCGGCGTTCCAGATCATTTCGTACCGACGATCCACGAACGTCTTGAAGACAGCTTGGCTGTCGTCGTCTGTGCTGTGGACTTTTTCGCCAACAAAATTTGCTATGTTAGATTTGGTCATCAGTAGTCAGCGGAAAAATAAACTGTCGATGAATTGGTAATCGGCTGGTAAACCGTCGTGGTAAGAGGGGCTGAAGACGACGGACTGTCTGCTCCAAGCGGTTGATGTCCGTTGGTCGTGGCTCGCCCGTAAACAAACCGCGAGTTTTGACTGCCGAAACTAACAATAGATTCATTGTCAATCCAAATTGGCGAGTAAGTGGCGTGCGTATAGTTAGTGTAAATCCACGAATTGCCGGTCACCATAAATCCCGTGTTGTGCCGGAACGCATTGCCTTCACCAGTGTAAGAATAGCCGGAGTAATTTCCCGCGCTTTGATTTACGGCAGTCGCTTTAACGATGTAACCATGCGTTTGCGTGTAATCGTGAGCAGCGTTTCTGCCAGCCGGATCGGGAACAGCTATTGTGTTGCCGGTAATGCTGACTCCCGTGCAGCCGTGTAGCTCAAACGCTCGTTGGTTCTGGTGGATTGTGTTCGCGCTAATCACACAACAAACCGGCAAGCGCAAATAAATCGCACATTCCCCAACAGCAAACGGGATGTAGTCAAACTCACCAGCCATGTCTTCCCCGCTGTAGTTGTCAATCCGGTTGTCGCAGATCGTGTGAAACAAACCGCCCATGCGGACACAAAACCGATTGTCCCACATCTGACTGCCGTCAACGCGACACCCCTTTCCAGTCGTTACCATTAACCCGACGTAGCACGCTTCAAACGTGCAGTTGCTCCAGTGTAAATTTTTGCCGTAAGAGCGTGTCAGACTATTGCTACCGTTGTTTAACATGCACCCGATCATCCCCTTCGTGGACATGCGCGGTGTTGTCTCGGTTATGTGGGTGTCTTTATCAAACGACCCATAGCCCTTGAAAATCAAATCAGTGTAACGAATGTTGTCGTGTTGGAAACCAGGAAGCCATAACCCGACGCTGTTATCCCGCACCAAACTGCTGAACTGAATGCCGCTAATCTCGCCGTCGTAATCGTGGACGCGGTTTTTGGATGCGCTTAAATTTTCGTCGCCGTCTTGTTCTGCTCCAGCCGGATTAAACCCCTGCGAGTATATGTCAACTGTTCCAACGTGCGTGTTCGATATGGTTCCAGATTCAACGTAGCCAGTAAGCGTTCCAGCATCGACGGCTGCGTCTGCCGTAACAACAAACACGCCGCTTGGAAACTTGATTCTAGTGTACGGATAAATGCGCGGGTGACTGGTAGCGACTGTTAACGTGGCTTGCTGGTAGAATTTCTCATTGTCAATTACGCCGGTTTGAAAATAACCAGACTCCAAAACATCGAGCGCACCGCCAGTAGCTGTTCCACTAGCACCCAGACTGTTTGTTGACGTGTAGCTGCTACCGCCTTCAAAGTGCAAAACGCTCGCTGAAATTGAACTGCCCCCATCATAGACAATTGATGTATCACCGTCATCGTAGCCAGAGCCGTTGTTTACCGCAAACGACGCGGACGTGGGAGTGCTTGCTTGTGTGGACGTGACTGTTGTCACTCCATTATACAAGCCAAGCGTCACTGTGGCGTGCGTGTAAAGTATATCGTCGCGAATCAGCATGATCGCGTGCATACCGTCACGACGCTTTGGCAGCTTGTAGTTAGTGTTGTCGTTGTAGTACTTCCACTTCTTTTCGTCCAACACACGCGCCAATGTGTGTGCCACGCCGCCTACCGTAATTGAATCGGTGTATCCAGATGATTTACGGATACCAGCGTTGTCGTACAGATCACCCGTGTAACGGATCGTCGTGTGTTTGCCGCCATCACCTTTAATGATAACCCGTGGTGGGGCAATTAAAGTTTTGTTAGTCTTATACCAGCCAGCCGGAAAATGCACCGTCACTGAACGCGCAGTGCCAGACTTAGTCAACTCCGTGTCGCTGCTGTCTTGCCCCAACAACCCGCCAGCCGATGTGTTTTCCGCTTTGCCGTATGTCGCTCTGGTTAACTGCCAAGCAACATCAAGCGCCTTCTGGCACGCTGCGAAGTCAATGGTGTCAAACAGTGACTCGACCCACGGATAGTCCGTTTGTATGCCAGCCAGATTGGTGTACCCGCGAGCGTGTGTGCCGCCTGTCAACCATTGCGCCACAACTGTACCCGTGTTGTCTCCCAGCGCACCGTATGCCATCACATCGATGACCGGATGCTCCGACGTTGCCAGCTTTGATACCGGCAAATACCCAGCCGCCACCAAATTGTCTTTTGTTTTGCCACTGGCTCCGGCGCTGCCGTTTTCCCAGTTGGTATAAAAATCAGACTTCGCCTCGTCAACGCTGGCAACACTAAGCGAAAAATCAGCCGACACTTCTGATGCCAAGTTAGCCCAAGTAACTTTGCGAAGTGCGCTGCTGCTGGCTTGCTTTAACAGTAGCTCATCCGACGATTCAAGCGTGGTCGTCGCAGTCTTGTCACCAATCACCCCCGATTGCACGGAAGCGTTGTTGATCAGATTATGAAAGTTCGCGGGATTTAACGATACACCCGTCGATAATTCATCCGACGAACTGATTTGAATGTCGGCCATTGTGTTCTAGTGTTATTCGCTGGCAGCAACTTCTGCTTTTTTTACACCGCTCCGAATAAACACCGAAAGCAGTGCTGTGATGACAATTTGCACCATAGTTGCAATGGGCATTGCTTCTGGGTCTTGTAGCCAGCCGCCAACCGCAACTGCTATTGCACCAGCCGCCATACTGTAAGTCTTTTTACCGCTTATTTTTTCCATATTATTTGTCTTTTTGATACCACTCTAAAATCTTCAAACTGATGTACACGATGCTTAACAGACTCACGGTAATGTGTAGAATCGTGTCGATCTTCAACATCCAATTACCAATCCCCAGCACCCAAGCGCCTGTCACTTTCGCTATGTCTAAATCCATTATCTCAAGCACTCTCATTTTTCTGGAGCGGTGTACTCGATGTCGATGAACGGGCTGTCAAGTTCCCAGGAACCGCTCATCGTTTTACAACCAGCCCCAACTAAAATGACCAGCGCTGATATTGTTGTTATGACTAAAAATCTTTTCATTCTTCTGTTGGGTTAATTAACTCCACTTTCATAGCCCCAGATTCACTGCCTTTCGGCAAATACGTTTCCCCGCCATTGACCGGCAACTTCTTTTCAATCGTCAATTGTTTAAGCTGCGAATTGGGTACGATCATTTTGGTTCTGCGATCTGACATGAAAAACGTACATGACGTAAGCCCAAGTCGAATGACCCGCGCTTGGCGTCCACTGATGTATAGAATCTCGTCATTCGTAAAGTCACTGCCCCAGTAAATTACTAACCCCTGCACGAAGTTGACCAACACGTCCTTTCCCATCAGCGCAAAGAACGCCGCGAGCAGAAGCCAGCCGTAATGACCGACTGCTTGCTCGGCAAAGCGCTCCAGTTGAGCGTGGTCTAAGACGTTCGTCATTCACCGGCAGACTCTTCAGCAGCTTCCGGCTCTGCTTTTACGTCCAAGCTGGATGTCAACAAACCCATGAAGTAATTTCTACCCCCTTGCGCTTGATCCAGATTAAAGCTGATCTGTCGAATCTTGTTTTCCAAATCAGCTACGTGGTTCAGTAGCGTCACTTGCTCTTGTGACAAGTCCGCTACGTTGTGTTCTTCACCGTTGATAACAACGGTCTGCTGGTTCTCTGTTTCTTTTTTAGCCATAGCCAAATTATTTCTTTCGCTTATTTGCTGCGGGTTTTTTAATCGTTTTCTTTTTCGGTGGTCTTCCCACTGTACTTCCGTATGTTCCTGCTCCTTTTGGCATAAATTATCCTTTCTTCCACTTGCTAGAGCTAGAAGCCGTTTTGCTTGGACTCCATTTTACTTTGTTAGCCCAGTATGCAGCAGACATTGGCCCCCTAGCTATATTCTTTTGATGTCTGCTTTTAAAAGCTTCTCGCTGGCCAGCAGTTTGATTTGTCTTAACGCCTTGCTGACCGAATCTAATAGTCTTGATTTCACCACCACTTTTAGCAACCACGACGTGAGACTTAGTTGCGTGGGACGGAGTTCGTTTAGGCTTGTTGTAGCCACTGACCCCAGCTTTCGTTAATCGTGAATCTTTTGCTTTAGCTGCCATAGCCAAATTATTTCTTACTTGCTGATCGACTAAACGCTTTAGCTGTTGGTGCGCCTTTCGATCCTATCTTCCGCATCTTCTCACCGCTCCCCGCTTTTATGCGCTTACGCTTTGCGTGGATGTTTGCGTAAAGTCCTTTTCGTTTAGCAGCCATTGTCCTTTCAGTGTTCAGTTCCGTCTATGTTTACTGTTTGCTCGCATCTCATTCCGCTGTGTCTTTCCACGCGACTTTTTCAACTACGGTTTCAGCGCGGACAACTACGGTTTCGCTTTGCTCCGCTACCGCTGCGATTGGCTCGCTTATAGTGTACGACTCCATTCTCGGCACGGAATGCAGCACCGGCTCAGTCACTTCTGCGACTGCTGCAACTGCCTCAACTGCTGCGACGTAGGCGACAGCTTCAACAGCTTCGACAGCTTCGATAGCCGCAGTCTTCTCATCACCAACAGATTTGCCTTCTGGCAACTCATCGCCTTCCTCGTAAAGTGTAGCGGCGACAGCTTCTACAGCTTCAACTGCTTCCACTCCCTCAACACCTTCGACTGCCTCGACTGCCTCGACTGCTTCCGTGACAACTCGCGTTTTCGCCGTGCCGTCTTCGTTGTAAAGTTGATGTTCTGTAAATTGCGGAGTGCTGACCGTCTTGGTGACTGTCTCGGTCGTTGTCTTTTCAACAAACTTGCCATCTACCTCGACGATTTCAGTTGTGGAAACTTCCTCATCAACTTCGCTTTCAACGATTACTTGCCGCTCGCCCATCACGGCATCAACAGCCGGTTGCGCTGGCGTGACGGTTGTTTTGGTAATTTCCTCCAGCTTGCAACCAGCGGCAATCCACTCGTCCCATTCATCCAATGTCGGAAACTGGATGTTGCGCCCGTAGACTTGATACAAGATGTTATTTAGCCACTTGAACTCATTGGCATCGCAATGCGCTTGCAGTTCGTCGCCTTCCAACTTTGGCGTGTTGGCATCATAGTCATACGAATCGCTGCCGTGCGTGATTGTTACTGATACAATTTGAGCAGCATCGTCAATCGGTGTTGTGTTGTTAATTGTCATCTAAGTTGAATTGCTTTTACGGTGTTGTACAAACCGGCCAAAGTTGAACCTGTTACACCCACTTTCTGGTAAATGTCACCGTTAGAATCGCAATCTACCCAACCGACTGCGTGGGTTGTGAAATTGTTTACCATTGGCAGAGCCGCTAACCAATCGGTGAAAGTTGACTCCGCCCCATACTCAACGCCTTTACCCGATACAACGCTGGAATTGCGAACACTCACGCGCATATCTATTGCCGTTGCGCCTTTCGGAACCTTGCCGCTGGAAAGTGCTTCAAGATTTAGAATCTTATCATCTGTCGCTGCTGGCGAAAGATTTTGCTGCGTGGTAATACCAGTCTCACACCAAATAACTTCCCCGCTCGGTCGGCTATAATTACCAGAGCCGATTGCGCTGCCGAAAACAAGCATCGGTTGGGAGATGTAGGCATCTGCTGATGTGGCATCGAATGCAATTTTGAACCACGCTTGAGAACCAGCGGCGTCAATTGTGTCAGTCAACTCAAGCCAATGCCAATTGCCATCGTTGTTTACATACGAACTAGATAACGGTGTGCCGCCATCATCAATTTGCAGTCGAATATGGTTTGCGGTTGTTGTTTTAGCCCAACAGCCGAAAGTCACTTTTCGCCCATTAAATCGTTGGTAATGTTCTGGCAGCGAGCGAACCGTGGTATTTGGCCAAGCGACAACCTTGGCCGTTCCGGTCGTTGTCGTTTTGAGCGCATAAAATGAACCGTCTTTGGTGTATGTCCCGCCGTCATTGTGTTGCCGGTATATGCTTAATCCGGCATTTGTTTTCCACCATCCATCAAACGCTGTTGTACCCGCTCCCGCAATACACCCCGGCACTCCTTCGTAAAGCGAAACATTGTCCAGCGTGTAGCTGTTTCCGCCAGACGAAGTGAACGCAATGTCGTTGTTGCCAACATCCTCATACACCACCGTATGCGCCCCAACGGCATAATCTGCTTCAGCAACAAGCGTCCCAGAAGCGGATGCGTTTGTGATGGCAATCGTCGCTGTAGCTGTTCCAACCGTGAATGTCAGTTTGTAAAGTTTCCCGCTCGTTGTCCCAAGCGATCCTTGCGATAAAATCGAAGTCCCGCTGCCGGTGGTAAACGTGGCAACGCCCGACCCAATAACCCAAGCACCCGTCGAAACTCCCCAATCGCTGGCACTAGCGAAATCACCGTTATCGATCAGATCGCTGCCAGTGTTCTCCAACGTCGAGTTTGACCACACGTCGAAGCCGCTGTTAGTCAACAGATTGCTTCGTAAAACTCCATTGGTTTCAGTGATTGCGGATACCGTTGTTAAACCCGTGCCGTCGATTTTTAGTGCAGTTGTGTTGGTGGAGTGCTTCACCTCAAGAGCCACATCTGTTGATGCCGAACCTCCTGCGACTATCAATGCCCCAGACCCATTGGCGTGTGTGTTCGCCGCTTTAAGTGCCCAATCACCGTTGCCCGTGGCAGTGATTTCCGCCTTACCCGCGCTGTTGATGGAAAGACGTTCTGTGCCAGTTGTCGTCGTTGCGTTTGCGGCTGTGTAAAATGAAATTTGTTTAACCGCATTATACGAACCGTGTCCGCCTCCAATTTGAAGATTAGCCGTATCTTGTGTTGCACCGGTTCCGTCAATATACATCAACATCCCAGCAGTCGCTTGTTCTGCTGTCAAATACGGTTGAGCTAATATTCCACCACGCTGCGTAGACTGATTGTCTTTGTCTTCACCAATTCGGATATTGTTATAGCTGGTTGTAAAAACATCTAACTTCGAGTCTGGCACAACGCCCACGCCCACGTTTCCCGCGCTTGAGATGGTCAGTGCAGAAGAACCTCCATTGTATTCCCATTTTAAATTGCCTCCCGCTGAATAATTTTCCCACTTATTCGGGCCGTCAGTATCTTCTAGCACCACTCCCGCCGTGGCTCCTCCAATGTGTAAGAACCTCGAAATTCCAGACGATGATACTGGCGAAACGCCCACGCCCAAGTTGCCGCCGCTACTAAGAATGAGATCGGGTGTCGTTGAAGTGTTTACGATTTCAGAAGACGCAGACGTGTAGAACTCCATGTCTGAAGCGTTGTCATCTGACGCATCATAATCTTCAGCAGCGCGGACAACGATCTTTGCAACTGTTTGGTGGTCGGTGTCTAGATGTGTATCAAGTGATTTAAACGCAATTCTCGCAATCTGTTCATCATCTGACATAACTGCGTCGGTGTTTACAAAACCCATTCCACAACTCGCACCTGTGGTTCCACCTACTTCAAACGGATGCCCCTCGGTAGCCGGTGATATACCTACACCAAGCTGAAGATGGCCCACTAAAGAGTGTTGGTTTATGAAAACACCGTCTGTCCCTTCATCAGACGGTTGCCATTGCATCACCTCACCCGAACCATCCGACCGGACGATGGGTTCGTTTTCGATTGTGACGCCGGATCGCTTAATGCCACCGGCGTTGCTGGTTATAGTTGCGCTCATTGTTATCCGTTGCTAACCACGACGTTAGCCGCTGTACCACCCGTTATGAAACTGATCGTCCCGACGTACCCGCTGATATTAAGTGTGCCGCCTGTTCCGTCATTAGCTGAACCACAAGCCGCCAGTATATAACTGAACCCACCCGTGCTGGTTGTTGCTGTATCCCCCAGCTTTACGTAAACCGGAACGACCCCCAAATTCTGCACTGTCAAATGATGCGGTGAAGTGGTGACCACGTCCGCTTTCGTTCCGCTACACGCTTTGATCTGCTGCGTGACACTACTAAAACTTCTGAATCTTTCGTTTTGATAACTCATAATTTAAATTCCCCAAGCTGATTTAATTGATTTCACCGAATGCTTGCTGCGCCAGCGGCTTCCCAGTTTCTGTTCTTGTTCGTGGTAACCACGGCGAATTGTCTCTTTATTCATTCCCTTTTCATCGTATGCACCGTTTGGAACGCTTATTCGCGTTGGGTAAATCAATCGTTTAAACCCGTCTGGTGCGTCATCTCGTTCCGTGATCGGGCGCTCTAGCTCAATCACTTCACCCGTGTCTGACTTGTACTCGTATGTTGGCATTAAAATAAATAAAAGGGATGGGGCAGCACAAAAGCCACCCCACCCCCATGAATCAATTACAGACCAGTGTAACCGACGTTACTAAAGTACCGAATGTAGTAATTCGGAGTCAGCACCTTGGCGGTGTACATGGTCTTGAAACCAACCGTGACCACTTGGTTCAACGGATCTTTTTTGTCCGGAGTATCCACAATCTGAATGGACGGACTCATTGGACTGTCACCGCTCAACGCTGGAACACCAAACGCTTCCCCACCTAAAAACAAGGTGCAAAAAGCATCACCCGCTGCGTTATATGTGTCGTGATTTGCATCAGCGGCATCTAGCACGCGGTACGGGTTAGTGTCTTCCACAAAGCGGACGCCATACAGCGAACCAACTTCACCGTTGTACAATGCGCCTACGTTGGAACGTGTGGCAGCATTCAACCAATCATCGTCACGCATTAAATCGCGAAGCACTTGTGGTGCAGCGACAGAAACGTAACCACCGCCGATCTCTGGAGCGCGGTTAATCCGCATCTGGGTAACAACGTCCAACACGTCTGAAGCTGAACACTTCACTGCGCTACTAGACAAATCTGTCAGTTTAGTAGCAGCCCCAGCAAATATTGTGTTAGCTCCTGCGGTTTCAGCGTGACTTGTCAAGTTGGTAGCACCACCACTACCGGCAACCGTGCGGCACAACTGCTGACGAACGATGTTGTCGCATTTCAGCGCAGCATCTTCGCCATTCGCTTTAGTCGCTTGCGAAAGACTGTTGAGGAATTCCGTATTATTCAACACGTCCGATATGACCACAACTTGGCCAATCTGCTGAAGTGTTGCCGTCACCTTGGAAAGTGACAATTGACGAACACCGTCACCGGCTCCGGCGCTAGTGTTGAACACGTCAACTGGCACGTAAGCCGTGCTGCTCAACGTCTCGTCACCGCTGGCGTCAGTCAGATCAGCGATCTTCGTGTCGTCCGGTGCGCCGTACTTGAAGAAGCTAATTTGCTTCGATCCCACCCCTTTGGGAAGAGGTGCTTTTTGGCCAAACTCCGCTTTGCGGGTGGCTTGAACTGCGTATGTGAGCAGTTGTGATTCAAAGTGTTCCCTATACTGGGTAGAGAGATCACTTGATAGCGTCATTAAATCTGCCATAACTTAATATCTTTCTTTTAAATAGTTTACTGTACTGTACTAATCATCCCCCCGATTGCTTGTCCATCTGTGCAGCTTGTTCTGTCAGCATCTTAAATCGTGCATCCGTATCCATGTCCATAAACTCTTTTGTCGCCGGACGTGGCGCTGGTTGTGAACCACCAATCGATAGCTTTGACTTGTACTCTTCTAACTCATTAGTGAGTCGTTGGTTCTCATCTCGAAAAGACTCTGCTTGTGTCGCCAGTATGTCGCGTGACGCAACCCACGCCGCTTTACGCGGCCCGTCTGCATCCCCTAACAATTCCGGATAATGCAAAAACACTTGCTCGGTGCGCTTGAACAGTTCGCTTTCGTGGTTCCCAAGATCGGGATAGTTCGCTCTGGCTGACGCGTAATTATCACTAAACGTCTTGCTGAAATCTTTTTGGTTAAGCTTCTGTGCGGTTACCCGCTCGCTCTCCCGCAATGATGCAGCATTCGCTTTTGCTTCGTCAGCCAACTTATCTTCCCCGTCTTCACGGAACTCCGCTTCAACTTTGTCGTAATCTTTGGCGCTGTAGCCTTCTTCGTCACGAAGTTCATTCGTAGACTCCATTTGCTGCAACTTCCACTTCTCTTGACGCTGTTCAAACTCATCGACCCGTTTTTGATGCTTCTCCTTCTCGGCGTTTAACGAACTCCACGAACGCATTTTGCGCTCCATTTCCTTCGCTTCACGCGGGACATCCGGCTCTTTCGGCTCGGTCTTTTCTGTCAAAGAACTTTCCCCGCCACTCGACGGGTTCAACTCACCATTACTTTCCGGCTGTCCTGGTTCCGGCGGTGGATCAGCTTGGGTTTCCGACTCCGGTTTATCCGGTTCCGTTTCCGGCGGTGCAATTGTTGACCGCGCTTCTTCCAAACTCTTCCCGCTATCCATCGCTTTTGCGATTGCGGAAAGCTCTTCCATCGTCGTCTCTACTCCAGCCATTTTGTTGTATGCTTAAAATCAGCCATGCCCCACATACGTGGCACGCTGTAATGTGCTAGTTTCAGCCACAAGTCGCACGATCTCGTAGCTGTAAGTTATGGACGCAACCAGTCGAACTCTTCTTCCGCGTCCGTGGACGAAGTTTCGGGTGGAACCATTAACGCATCGATTGATGCAATAGCGCCACGGAATCCATTAGCATATCCGGCTTTCCACGCAAGCTCACCCCCGCACTCGGTGGCTGTTGCGTTGTGTTGAAGCGCTGCATTTAACAACCACGCTTTTAGTTTCTTACCGCTTTTTGTTGAGTAAAAAGCCCGTAATGCTCGTTCATCATCCGTCTCCCATTTGGGTTGGTTGACCCATCGGAGCGGCTTGAGCATTGTTGACAACACCCGCTTGTGCATCTCTGTTAACCGTATCATTTAGTTCTTTCCGTACTTGTCTGGCTGCATTCATGTCCACTTGCTCAAGTTGTTCAAGCAACGTGCTAATGCGTGCCATAAATGCCTGTTTCCCCTCCGGCTCAAGCTCTTCGCCTTGCTGGCTCATCTTGTTGATGTAACCCAGAAGCACCGGCAATCTTGGTCTTGGATCGTCAGCTTGGTTTGGAACCGGCGTGTAACCGCGTTCCATGATGGGGATATTATGAGCTTCGTCTTCCGATTCGTCCGCTGACTTGAACTGCGGATCGCGTACCAGCCGCTTGACCAGACTTGGGTCGTCCAGTTCCAGTATGGACTTGTCCAGTTCGATCTGGTCTATCCACGGCGACTGCGCCATTAGCTGTTTCCGCATGATGGCACGTTGCATCAACATCGAACGATCTACCCCGTCTACACCGCCTTTCGGCTCAATCGTGTATTCGCCGTGAAGCGCATCGGCTTGCAAACTCGTCGCGTCTTCCAGATACCGGAACATCAAGTCTTTCGGCGCGTACTGCAAATAAAGCTGATACGCTTGTCGATAGACGCGAGCCAGCGCCAACCGGAATATCCGCGCACGCAGATCGACGGAGCGTTCCATCATCCCGCCAATAGCGTTTACTTCCGTGGCTGTGCGCCGTTCTTTCGTGTTGATCATCTGGCCAACACCAAAATCCGGTAGCGACAATCGTTGCTCGGCGATCATTCGCGTCTGCACAATCTCCTGTTCCCAGCTTATCGGCGGTTGCGGCATCATTATCGGCTGCAACGCGTATGGCAGTATCTGTCCTGGTCTAAACCGGATGTTGCTACTGTTGGGTATGTCGCGCTCACTGCGGAACATTGGCGTGTTGTAGAACGTAATTGCGTCTGATTTGCCGTTCATCAGCTTGTTCAGATACGACTCTTCCGGCGCAACTTGCTCCGGCACTCCGCGTCCGGCGTACCACCCCTTGTCCTTAACTTCGTACGTCGTGTCCACGAATGGCGCTTTGCCGTGCCGATATGGCAGCTTCATGGGTGGTCGAAGATCGTGATCCGGAGCAAGAGGCGAGTACGTGCATACAATCCAGTTCCCGTTTTCGTCCCGCTTATAGTGTTCCCAGACAATAACCATGTTCTCGTTATCGCTGTATGTCAGCCCCTCGCGCCGAAACTTTTCGTTGTCCCGCTGCGTAGTGTTCACGCTCTCGTCACGACCATCACCGCGTATCTTGTCCAGAAATGAATGGTCATATCGATCATCCCGTAGAAACGCGCTTACGCTCATGGGCATAATCTGAACCATCCAGTCTGCGTCGTGCAGATCAGTCGTGTGTTCTGGAACAATCCAGTAAAGTGGATCTACAGCTTCAAACTTACACGACTTGTTTTTGTCATCCCAAAATACTTTCAGCACGGAATGACCCGACATCAACATGTGATCAATCCACGTCAACGACTCTTTCTGGAAGTTCGTTTTCTCTTTGATGTGGTAATCGAACCAGCGCTCAACCGCCGTCGTCAACGGAGCTAACTGCTGTCGCATTGGGACGAACGAGCAAATCGTGTCGCGCCCCGTGATTTGCTGGTAATAGAACGGCTTGAGCTTACTGACCGCCGTGTCTATTAGCGGGAAATGTAAATCACTTGCCCCAGCCCACGGCTTGTTCTTTCGCCGTAAACCGTCATGCCGCATTTCATAGTAAAGCGCCTGTCTGCGCTCCCACTTCGCTCGGTCGTGGATCGACTCCAGAACCGCCTCATACATCTCACTTCTGTTCTCTTGCATATCGCAATTGATATTCCAAGTCGTTGACGGTATGCAGCGCCTCACTCGCCCAGCGTGTTACCGGCTGGGTAGACTTCTGCACATTGCCAAACTCCGGCAGCGCCATTAACCGTTTGACGTTTCCGTCAGTCAGCCGCGTTACCGGATGATCCACCGTCCGACACCCCGCCGCCCAAAGCAGCATCAATGGCATCAGCATTATCCCCGTGGATTTCAGCCGCCCGATCAATCTTCTTGTCTTCACGTCTCTGTTTTCTATCCCCCAGCCAAACTGTGGATAGTTCCATAAATTTCTGTATTAAAGCAAATAACCAGACCACGACAAATGACGGACGCAATTACTGATTCATGCGATCCAACCAAGCGTACAGAGACGTAAACGCTCCTAAACCGTTGCGGCGATCTCCACCGCCAACACAACATCACGCCGCCACCAGCTTTAATACCCCGCGTTAAAGCCCGTGTCTAACTCACCGCCAATATGGACGTTCGCCAATTCGGCCATAAAGCTTGGTCGCGGCTCCAGATTCAGCGAACTCCCCTGACCCCCACACGAAATCGCCCCCAGCACCGCATCCGCACGGTCAGGCGATGGCAACCCACGGCTCCGCATATCGTCTTTGGACTCCAGTTGCAGCTTCCCCTTGCTGTTTGTCTTGCACTTGCGCGTGGTCATTTGCGCGAATAACAACTCGTCATCCGGCAATATCACTTCGTTTAACTCAACTGATCTCGCAGCCGTAAACCATATCTCCGCACCACGATTCAAGTAGTGTTTGTCGTCATACGCACGTTCGCCGTTGTTTACTCGATGCACTGTCCACCCAGCTTCAGCCAAAGCGTCGCACATCGGGATACCCAGACCCCCAGCATCAGCGAATATCTCCTGTTCTTTCAGCCCGTTACGCTGGAACTCCATGATGAAACGCCCAACAGCCGACATCGTGTTCCGCTCTTTCCAGAATATCAGCTTATCAATCTTGTTACCCACACGGATCGCCAGCACGTTCTCGTCTCCCCCAGCCGCAAAATCACAAAACGCCGTCTTGTCTTTGCCAATATGGCTGGGTGGGTTCTGCATACATTGCTGTAACGAGTTGTACGGGATGACCATCGTGTCTTCCCCCACGTCCATGAACTCGCCAAATACCATCGAACGCACCAGCGGATGGTCTTTCCCGTACTTAACAAACTGCTCTTCGCACCACGATTCGGGGATGTGCGGACAGTCGTATGCCGTGACCGTGAAGCTCTCCCACAAACTCGCTTCTTTTGTAAACGCCCGATAGAAAAAGCCGCTAGTAGAACCAGGAGATGACATGATAAGTAGCCGACTGCTCTGGCAACGGCTGATTGCTTCAGCGATACCATCGGGAACTGTCTTTGCTTCGTCCACGATCATCAAAAGATTCGATGTCGGCCCCGTTCTGTGCCACCCCTCAAAGCGACCCCCCTCGCTCGTACTGAAGCCGATCGCTTTACTGCCGTTCTGAAAGCGCACGTCCGTCGCGTTGACTGTCCACCCCTCGCCACCGTTCAAGCCGCCCACATATTTGCGGATGTACGGGAACAACTGATCCTTCACTTGCCGGAACACCCCAGCCGTGGTCACGCATGTGCTTTCCGGAAACCGCATACAATGCCACAACACAGCACACGCAGCCACCAGACTGGTCTTGCCGGAACCGTTCGCAGCTTTCAGCGCCACTTTGCTTTCTTTGTAGTTCAGCGCTTTTAGCACGTCGTACTGCCAGTCGTACGGTTTTATGCCCAAGAACATTTCCGGAAAATTCTGTAATTGCGCGGCTTTTTCTATGAGTTCCGGCGACGGTTTGTCGGAGTTTGCATTTAGTGTTTCAGATTTAGTCTCTGAAGCCGTTTTGGTCTTGCGCGGTCTACCGACGCGCTTCCCGCTTGAAAACGTCGTGGAGCCGTCTTTACGCGCCAGCACGCGCTTCTTGCGTAACCCGACTTTAGTACGCTGTACTGTATCGCCGTCAGACTCGATCTCGTCGGCGGTTCTGTTGCTTATCCGGATACCGGCTTTTGGCGCTTCTGGTTGTGGTTCTGTCATACTCTCTCTCTTCTATTGGGGGTTATAGCTTAGTATATACTTATTAGTGTTCGATTTTCTTACACTGGGATGTTCGATTATCGAACACTGGGATGTTTGATTATCGAACACTGGGAATCTGGCAATCTGGGTTCAACAAAAATCGTGGGTGTTTTTTGCGATTCGCGGTGTTGACAAGCGCTTGCGGTCGTAGCTGCCAGCACCTCGCTTGGGGCGGTGTACGCGTTGGCCCGTGTTGAGCGCAGCTAAAAAGCGTGGTTTGGCGGGGGTTTGCTGCTGGGGGGTCTTATTCATGGAATTAATGCCCCTTGACAAAATATGGGGCGTGTTGGATGGGGGGTATATATTATAAACACTACCCCGTCGTGGGGGTGGGCCACCCCCCGTGTCGTGGGGCCAGGAAAACGCGCGTCATGTGCGCGATCGCACGCGATCACCATAGCTGCACGCTGTCCGGTCAAGACAACGCTTGTCATTGTACGTCAATCACTTGCGTCGCTGGCGTTCGCTTGGCGTTTGTTTCTGGCGCGTTCATTAGCGCAATGACCAGCGCGGGAGCAATGGAGTTTCGCCCGTTGGTTGCAAGTTGGCCGGATTGTGCGTCTTTATTCCACGCGCTACGCCGTCTTTCGAGCAAATCTACAGCCAGCTTGGGTTGCTTTTGGATGCCGTTGGTCGCCGCCTCTACCATCCGCAATTCCCAAGCGCTCTCAATTTCAGCCAATTTCGCCCCGAAAGTAGCATCTCGCTTCGCCCATTGCGCCAGCGTTTCACGCCCAATTCCGGCGAATTTGCTGGCCGAATCCCGCGAAAGCCCGTTGCCCAGCGCACGTTCAAGCTTCGCTTCAATCTCCGGTGTTCTTTTACTTGGTCGCCCCGTTTTCGCCATGACGGCTACTTTTACCGGATAGTTTCGGCTTGTATAGCTCTTTGCAGTAAGATTTAGCCCCGCCACACGTATAACACCACGACGAGAGAGAAAAACCAAAATGCAAAAAATAAAAGTATACTGGAACATTAACCAAGCCAAGCAAGGCAATTACGTTTTTAGCGTAGTGCAAAACGGCAAGGTGATTGGCTACACAAGTAACATCCACTTAGTCAACGCACGCTTCCACGTGAATGACAAAGCACGCCAGAAGATAGCGGACGGCGGCAAGAAGTCGGTTCACGCTTGGGTTATTGGTGAAATTGACAAGTTCTCGCTGGCGCAAGCACTCAGCCCGTCAAGCGTCACTTTCACGTATCCGGCTATGGGCAAATGCACTTACAACCCGCGTCGCGACAAGTGCTTTACCGACGTTGAGACGGGCGCAAGCATCGACTCCAAAACCACTTTTCAAGACGTAGTGCTTCGCGCCGAAAACAAGCGAGGAGTGGTCTACTACGGCTAAAAAACAAAACACAAAAACAATGATTAACATCGACCAAAAAAACTACGAGTACACGTCAATCGACCGCGACGCGTGGATCAAGTCCATACTGGGGGAACCAGTCCAGAATGATGGCGTTGACCGATTGCTTGACGGCATAAACACGCCTAACAACGGTATTGACGGCTGGATGATGCCGAATATAGCGCGGATCAAAGCCGAAATTGAAACCATGACGGGCCGCGAATACACCGCGTCGGAGTGTGAGAACACGTACAACCACGAAAACAACTTCTCTGGCGACTTTCAATACGTTGTTTTTTCACCGACTGACGATACGTCTTGCGGTGAGTGGTATTACAGCGACGACGTATACGTTGCAATCGAGCGCCACTTGGGCGGCGATCCACGCGGCAACTACGGCAACGTGGAATTATTCGGCCCCGTTGACAGCTTGGCCGATAGCTACTTTCTCGACTGGACGCTTGGTTGGTACGTCGCCGACTTGAACGGCGAGCCATTGGAAAACGAGAATGAACGGGCCAGCATTGGCTACGCCCAAAACCCCACTTGCGAACTAGCAGAGCTTTTTGTCGCGCGGAAGTGGGAAGTCATCACACGCTATTCCGAAAAGCTGGGCGGCTTTATGGCACGCACTCTCACCGGCAAAACAGCCGTACTCACGCCATACACCAACGCCGAGTATTGATAATGCCCCGCGCTCTGCGCTCTTCGGAGTGTAGACCGCGACGCATTGCGATCGCTTAAAAGTAAGAAACACAACCCCGAAACGTAAATACAAACGGCGAGAGCCACAAAAACCATGAAACCAATACACAAACAAACAGCCCGAATTGGGCAAAACAAGCAAAAGAAGCGAGTCTGCTTGTGGAATCCCAAACTCGTTGACGCCGGATTTGACTACGGCGTAGCGATCGCAACCAAACAGCGCGGCAACGTGCTGACAATCACGCCCAGCGCTGAACCAACCAAGCGCAAAGTCTCCCGCGTGATGAATCACGGCAAAGCACTTCCCGTGTTGGATTTGCGCGGCGAGCTTGTCGAGAATTTGGGAAACGTCGGCGACAGCGTCAGCGTTGTAGTCGTTAAAAGCAAAATCACCATCACGGGAGCAAAAGCATGAACAAAAAACAAATACACAGAACCTACAGGAAGATGTGGGAGCGCATGACAGCAACTCATGGCTACCAACCGTGGGGGTATGATGAACGCACGTTAAACTTAACTGAACCAGCATTCATGGCAGCGCGGAAGCGTTTGCAAGCACTATACTTGGAGGCAAAAGCATGATCAAAACACTTACTCAACACGACTTCCGGCGCGGCTTTGAGCAGCTACGCCCCGACAACTTCAGCTACGACGGGCTGCGAGTGCTTTTCGAGCATTTCGAGCAACTGGAAGACGATTGCGGGACGACGATCGAGTACGACGTGATCGCGATCTGCTGCGACTTCAGCGAGATGACACTCGACGAGATCATTGACAACTACAGCATCGAGATGCCCAACAGCACGCCGTTTGGCGACGACGACGGCGAAGCTGACGAGCTAGACGACGACGAGCGCGAAGAAGTCGTTTTGGAATATTTAAACGATAACGGCTACGGCTACGCTGGCGTCACGTCGGACAAGACAGTCGTATTTCAAGTCTTTTGAAGCACCATGAAAATCACATACGAAATAGACTCAATGGACTGGAGTGACCAGTCTGCACATTCGGATCGCGACAAGTGCGTTCAAGCGCTGGGCGAATGGTTCGACGGGCTGTCTGACAAAGCCAAGCTGGCGATATTCTACGCGCAGCATTACGGCGAATTGACGAGCTACGTGCAATTTGACCCAGTCAATGACGGATGCCCGTGGATTCAGATGGTAGCTGACGCGCAAACGCGGGTGCTGAAGCGGCACGCGCCTTGGGTGCTTGGCGAACATGGCCCTACGTGCGGCTATAATTTGGAATTATCTACTAAACCAGAAATACCAGGAACATGAAATACAAAGCGACATACCGAAACTCAAGCGAAGCATACCAAACTAATTGGTACAACACAGCAGAAGAAGCCCAAGACAAGCTGATGAAGCGGATCGGCGGCTTTCATTATCTCGGAGCAGTTAACGGCGACGGTATTTGGGACGGCGACGACCGCTGCTATGCCGCACCGCGTAACGGCGGCTTGGTTGGGATCGACGAAAAAACAGCGTAAGATTTAGCACATTACAGCGTAATACACTTGGCGGCTCCGGCCATAGATGGGGCAACAAAAAAACTGATATGAAAAACCAAAACGAATATCCGATTCATGTTTATTACAAGCATGACGGATGCAAATACAACTTGGGCGGTAGCTCAACGATCACCGGCAAAAGCGATGAATGCTTGAAGTGGTTTATCGAATCACAAACCCACGCCCACGGAAAACGGAAAGTCAGAGGCTATTTGAATTTCCAAATGTTTAACAAGACGTCCGTGGGTTATGTCGCGAGCGGAACGCGGATCAATTTGCACGGTAAGCTGCAATATTGGGGGAGTGGTCGCGGGACGCTGGCAATGGTATGGGGTGAAAACACTATCGAAGCGAAGATTGAAGACGTGGAAAGCGTCCACGCAATTTACGAGCCGCATAGCGATGGGCTGGATGGTTTTTGTCACTACAGCAGTATGTTGAGAAGCTTCCAAATCGAAATGAAACACTATCCCAAAAACTGATATGAAACTAGAAACCAAACTCAAACACACTCCGGCCCCGTGGCAACTGTTGCAACGAATCACGATTGACGGTGAAGACTGTTTAATGGTCGGCGGCGGTGATGATGGCAGCATGATTGTTGCCGACATACGCACACGCTTTTCTGATGTCTATTCGGAGTCAGAATCAGCCAACGCACGGCTAATCGCAGCCGCGCCGGAGTTGCTGGACGCTTTGTCGGCGATGGTCGCTGTCATGCACGCCACGTATGACAAGCTCGACGAGTATGTCGCGGCTGGCGATGACATGTTGCGTAATCCATTAGCCAACAAACAAGTGCAAGACATCGCCGACATGGCAACGGATGCACTCACCAAAGCAATCGGAGAAAACCAGGAATGACAAAAACACAATCACTACTAAACGCGGCCACGCTGGCTGACGCATGGGCAAGAAATGTGGAATTATTTTACACGGATGGCATTTGCGTTGTTGAGTTTGATGCGCTGGAAACTATCGCGGACAAGCTGACGCGCAACTACGCACGCGCTGACGTGTCAACGTGGAGCGACGGCGCTGGCTCACATATAAGCGCACGCGTTGGTGACTATCACGTCGTCAGCTTTTGGGATGGCGAAGACATGTTATTCATCTACCAATGCGAGCCGGATGACGAAGTATCTGAAGTGATCGGGCATGACCCACTATTCTCTCAAGCATTATGACACTAAATAACCCACGACAATTCCGGCTTGAACTGCGCCGGATACAAGACGACATCTTGATGCACCGCCGCTGGCTCCGTGACAACGGATTCGGCGGCGTGCTGAAAGCCAAGCATGTGAACAAGTTCATCAAGCTGGCGACATGGAAAAACCAGGAACAGATGGAGACGTTCAAGCGCAAACCACGCTGGAACCAGCACTGGATGATCCGCAACTGCAACGAATTAGTACAGTACAGCGCATGAAAACAATAATACTCACCATCGTAACCGGCGCGTGCATATTCGCATGGATCGTGACGCGCCCCTATGCCGCCCCGCCGACTGCCACTGTTACCGCTAGTTGGTACGGCGACGAGTGCGCGGGGAATCTAACAGCATCCGGCGAAGTGTTTGAGCCACGCGACATGACGTGCGCCATGTGGGATGTCCCATTCGGCACGCGGGTACGCGTCCAGCTTGGGCCACGCTTTGTGATTGTGCGCGTGAATGATCGCGGCCCAGCCAAGCGGCTGAATCGTGGCATCGATTTGTCCCGCGCAGCGTTCGCAAAATTAGCCGACACGGACGCTGGGTTGATCAAAGTGAAGCTGACCATACTTCCATGATCTACGTGTACACTATCCACGGCGCGTCGATGGTCGCGTGGCTGCAATACTCCGATCCGTCACTGGTACGCCAAGACGAGATCAAGTCGTGGGAATTCGACTCAGAAGAAGAAGCGAGTGCATTCGGGCTGGCGCTGAATTATGCAAATCAAGTGGCTGACGCGCATATTTACATACTTGACGATGCTGACTGCAATGTACTAAATTGTACTCACGGCGCGGTTTGATTGGTTTTCCGCGTTACTTGTTATATGTGTTCCCCCCGTCGAGCTTGAAGGACTCGGCGGGGGTTTTTTGTACCCCATGTTGGACGCTCACAGCCAGTTCGGTACTATCTGGGGGTATGGAGCCGCCGAAACAAATCAAGATTCTAAACTTGATATACCAGATTCGCTGGGTTGATCGCCAGATCGAAGCGGCGACTGACAGCCACGGTTTTTGCGACGTGTCCGAACAGCTAATCGTGGTGAACGGCGACCAGCAACCACAAGCCGTCGCAGATACTTTGCTGCACGAAATCACCCACGCGCTGTTTGACGCGCTGGCGCTGGCTGGAGAGCAGACTGAAGAGCGCTTGGTGCGGCTGCTGTCAACAGGACTTTGCACGGTATTACAAGACAACCCAAACTTCACAAAATGGTGGACGAAGAAACTCTAACGGAGCGCAACAAAAAGTTGTTTGAGCAAATGGCATTCCAAGCTGCGCGTGCCATCGACTATCGCGATACGGTGATCGAGACGGACGAGCTACTGACCGACGTGCTTAACATGGGCGGTGAGTACTATTCAGCCCAGTCATTGGAGATCATTCGCCAGCGCTTGCGGGGCCGACTCGCTGCTGCTGGGCTGATGATTGAGTAGCGTCTGTATTAGCACGTAAGCCATGCGAACCCCCCGATCCCGCTGAACAGATCGATGTGCGTCATTCATCGAAGAACCCCAGCGCTGATAGCTCTTCCGAGTACAAGTAGAACCACAAATC